GCACAATCGCGCCATTGGCTGCACTGGCCAGCGTGCGCGGACGAGTGGTGCCGTTGGGATTGACCAAAAACAGGATCTTGGCCGCGGCAGCACTGCCTTCCAAAACTGCCTGATACAGCGACTCCAACGCCAGCAAATCGCCGTAGTACTGCTCAACGTATGAGCGACCGTACTCTTCGGTGTCCGTGCGATCAAAGCGGAGTGGAATCCAGGGGCTGTTTTCCTCAGAGCTCATGCCATGAGTGCCTGGGATTTCACGCCCTTTGCACTCCTGATACCAGTGGCACTGCCCGTCGTAGAACTTGACGCAGGTGTAAATCTTCAGCGTCCGCTGCGCCGGTTCGTCTTCGTCGTATTCATCGTCCTCATAATCCTCCTCCGAGTCGATGAATCCCGTGGGAAGGGCCTCTGGGTAGACCTCTTCCTCAACCACAATCTCAGTGACGTGGCCCATAGGGTCACGCACAAGCACATAACGATCCAGATGGATAACTCGTATTCCTTCTTCGGAGACGTACAGCAGGGCGTTGCCGCCGACGAGCAAATGCTTAAAGGCTTCGTGCAATGAGGCGCGGCCATTGGCCAGCTCCATTACTTGCATCACTGCATGCTCAACCTTTACCAGCGCGCTGTCTAGTTCGGTTTTAATCTCAGGCCCTGCCTGCTCAATGCGCAACGCGAGGCCATCAACCTCCAATTTGAAAAACGCACTGTTAGGCGGGAACAGGGTGATAAGCAGGCGGTTTGCCAGGTAATTGACCCCGCGGGCTCCAAGGCTTTGATATGGCGTCTTGAAGCTGCCGTGATCGCCGTAGTTCTCGTCTGGGATAAGACCAGGCAGCGTGACCTTGCTGCAATCACGAGCACGTTGCAGGAACGGCGAGCGGTTGCCACGCAGCTGCTCATAGCGCGCTGCAGCTGAGCGCCCACTACGGCCGTAATCGCTGGGCTGACGATCGACCTTGCTAGTCAGATTTAGGCGCATCTAATTATCCGGGGATGGACAAGCCACCTGAGCCACCTGCAACGCTGGTGCGGAAGCGACGACGGCCCATGCCCGAGCGCTGTGCGCGAGGTGCAATGGCCAGTGTTTGCTGCTGCTGCATGCCTCCGCCTGCTGTTTCGTTAGGGGCGTACAAAGGATCTGTCGCTGACGCTGGCGGCGGCACAGGCGCTGCAGTCGGAGCAGTTGTACCTGACAGGCCTTGACCAACAGCAGCTGCTTGCGTAGTTGCTGCCCGCACTAGAGCTGGGGCCGCTACAGGATTAGACCGGGCGCTGGTCTCTGCAATCGGGTTAGGTGCAGGAGCCGGTGGCGCCATTGCAGCTGCACGCTGCTCTTCGTAGCGCTGTTGCTGTTGCTGGAGCTGCAGCTCAAACTGACGCTTTTGCTCAGCCATCTGCTCACGCTGCAGAGCCATCTGCTCTTCATGGCGACGCTGCTGCGCTCTGTCGTTACCGCCGCCTCCGCCACCACCGCACATGGTCAGTCCTCGTTGATTTGCTCAGAATAAACGGCACGCAACATGCGAACCACACTGCGTTGCCCCACATAAATCCATATCTGCCGATCAGTCCAGTCCGCTTCTGGACATTTCTCTGGGTACTGCTCGTCGAGACGTCTCAGGATTGATTCATCCAGCCCTGGCCAATCGCTTTCATCGCGCATACGGATCCTTCGGAAATACTTGGCAGCCTTCGACGTCGAACGGTAGCTGCTCCCAGCAGTCGCACAGGCTGGCTACTTCAAACGCATCCTCTGCGCTCTTGGCCAGCACGACTGTCTGGTAGCCGCCTTTGGCCATGCCACCCCACTCTCCCAGGAAACCGGAAGGCAGCCGCACGACGTAAGGCTTTGGCTTAGCGACCTGCGAGCTGGATCCACTCTTCTGCATCTGAGCGTCCCATCTGATCCAAGGGTATCCCCAATACCTTTGCGTCCAACGCCCCCTGAATGTTTCCCATATACGCTTCCATTTCGAGGTCCCATAGCTCAGCTTGGCGCTCCTTAATTGCTCGATCTTCATCAATAGCCAGCGACTCATTCCAGTACTGAATAGCCCCCGCCAGGGCGTCGAGGCGGTCGTCATGCTGTAAGCAATTTCTTTCGACCGTAATATGCGTCAGTTGATGGAACAACTGGTAGGCCAGCGCTGTTTCAATCGACTCGTCGTCCCTGCTGCGGCTGTCGCGCTCAATAACTGAACGGTTGACCACCAGGCGGTGCTGGTTCATCACCGGCTCTAGCGCATTGATGATGCGCCGTTCCTTCTGCATGTTGCTCCGCACCGGCTCAACCGTGCAGGGGTGGTACTTGCGCAGGAAGGGCTGCAGCAGGCTCTGCAGCATGCCCTGACCGAACTGGTCCTCCAGCAGGATCAATGTCACCTGACGGCGCTTTGCGGCCTTTGCCAGGCCCTCTAGGACTTCATCTGAGTAGCCATCGGTGTACGCACCAACCTCCAAGACGTACAGATTGCCGTTGAGCTGGCCGACAATCGCGTAAGCCGTCTCGTCAGTGCCCTTGCCTGAGGGGTCAACAAACATGACGCAGCCATCAAGCTCCAGCCAGTCGCCATGGATGAACGCCGGCCGGTAGTAGTAGTCGCCGCTGAAGCCAACTGACGGCAGATCTGTGATGCGGTACTCCGCTCCTGCTGACCACACCACCTTTTCGGGGACGTGATCGTCGACCTCAAGCACCATGAGGTCCGAGACACGCAGCGGAAAACGCTGCAGGTCAGACAGGGTGGTATCCAGCTGGAACTGCAGGGTGAACTGCGAGCGGCCGTAGGACGCTTCACGCTCCAGCAAGTCCAAGTCAGAGAACCTGCCAGGATCTGTCGGCTTGTTTGGGCTGCTGTCACAGCCCTCCAAGATCATCGGCGCTAGGGCATCGCCGTACTTAGCCGGCCTTTCGGGATACCTAGCCGGCCAGATGCGGCAGTCGTAGCCGCGCATGCGCAGCTTGTTGTAGACACTCTCCTCTGTCTGGGGCGTGCCCAGCATCATGATCTCGCCCCCTGGCTTCAGGATGGCGTTGAACTCACCGACGCAGGAGATCAGCTTCTCCCGCATGCCGACGGTCCAGCTGGTGTTCGGAACCTCAGTGTCATCAGCAAGAATCAGGTCGGCACGGCTTCCGGTCAGCTGGCCAAAGACCCCTACGGACTTCACTGACGGACTCTGGTCCGGTATGGCAGGACGCACGTCAAAGCGATTGCTTGCACTGCGCTGGTCATCACGATCTGGCTCCAAGCACTGGAGCAACGGCATCTCTCGAATCAACCGCAGGCAGAACTGCGCAAAGTCATCAGCCCGCACCTTGCTGGCTGACACCACCATGATCTTTTTCTGCGGGTCATTCCTCAACAGCCACAACGTGTAAGCCGCAGCCATCCAACTCTTACCCACACCACGGAACGCCTCGACGATCCGCCGCTTCGGTCCCTGCTGCATGTACTCCGCAATGTCCAGCTGCACTGGTGTCGGATCCGGCAACTGCAGATGCCGCCACACCACCACCAGGAAATACCGGAAGTCCTTGTCAAATGGTTCCGGCAGCGGCTGCCATGCCGTCTTCTTCATTAACTAACCCGCCGCTTGAAGCTCACCACGTTTTCAATATCAGGCAATGCCTTAGCCAGGTCACCAAATGGTGTTCCTTCCGCAGGCTGAGCACTGATTTGATTGTCCTTCAAGAACTGCCGCAGCACATTCAATTCACTTGTGCTGATCGTTCCCTCATCCAGCTTTTCTTTTAGGTGCTGCGCTAATCCCTCGTGCAATTCACTTAGTAAGTCCTGCAGCTCCATTGCTTTTACTTTCTCCCGTTATCCGCAGCATATCGAAGAAAAAAGCAAGGGCCTCTACACCCACCACAGGAGAGAAGCCCTGTCCCAGCTCTGCGTCGCTAAGACCCCCGCACTATACCCACCCGAAACCCCTTGCTACCACTGGCTGTCCCCATAAGAAGAACGCCATGCCCCTCTAGTAAGAGTCCCTACTAGATCTCCTACTAGATCCCTGTTCGCTCCCTGCGGTACTGCTGACGCTGATTTCTGGCGGAAAAATCTGAGGGGCTTACGCATATAGGAGCAGCGGCCGTCACCCCCCAAGGGGGTGGCCATTGCCGGCCACATTGACTAGGGTGGAGGGGTCCAGGGGGACAGGCAGTCCCCTTGGTTGGTATGCTGGGGTCGGGCAACCGGCCCGGCTGCCTGTTCTTCTCTGTTTGGCCGCCCAGGCTCAAACAGTTCACCAACACCCACCACCGCCATGACATACGAGGAGTCCTTCTTGGACACTTGCGGCCGCAACGGCGAGGCCTCACTAGAGGCCACCCGCCAGCTCTTCCAGGACCACGGCAACGACTACGACGAAGTTGTGCGCAACATTGACGAGTACACGTCCAGCCCTGACGAGATGCTCGCAGTGCTCAACCGCGACGGCCGCGGCCTGCTCTCCTTCCTTGGTTATTGATCCATGGATCCACACGCCAAGCTTGAATCAGCCCTCGCATCGTTTGCCCGTTACTACATGGGCAACGACGACCCAGAGGGCCTGGCCTCTGACCTGCTGATCATCCTGTCCGAAGTCATCGACACGGACGCCATTGCCAAGCCACTAGGCCAGGCCCTGGACGACGAGGTGCAGGTCAACCAACGGCTAGACGGCGAAGAGGAGGAAGAGCCTGACTGGCTCACCGATCCCAACTCCAGGATGGCCCGTTGCCACTACTGAACCCAACACAGAGCCCTTCGGGGCTCTCTGGTGGTTTCACCACCAACACCCACCACACGAGGTCGACCAATGACCACAGCCACCACAGAGGCCA